CCCGTACTCAAAAAGACGCTCATAACTAATCGAGGACGCACGCCTAACAAATCCAGGCATTTTCTTGCCTCCTTAGAGTTTTGGGAACAATGTTTATACATATTACAAGCCCAATAGAACCACTAAAATTTTTACCCCACCAAAGTTCAAAACGAACAAAATGTTTCACCCCGAGATTGTTACCTTTGCCCCAGAAAACGGACGGGCACGCTCGGGAGACACCCGCAACTGTGGGTGTCTCCCTGCGCCTGCCCTGTGTACTTGGAGTTGTTAAATGACCATAAAAACACGCATATAAGGGGGGACTCGGCACGTGGTCGACTACTACTGCCCTAATATTGGCACCTTTACCTTGAATTTGTGTACTGCCCATGAATATATTATAACAGATCACGAACTTTCATCAAGAGTTTTTATCAACCACTTTGAATTTTCACGAACCCAACACTTATCAGGCTCACTTGGTTTCACAAAATCTGAACGTGTAACCCAATATGACGTATCGAACTTATCAAAAAACCACTTGCGCAAAAGCCCAAATGAACGTCTGTTGTTACGCTGAAGTGAATAATCAATATTGTTATAGTACACATCATAAATTAGCACAGTCCAATATCTATGAACTTGATAAAATATGTTGGTGACTTCTCGCAAAGTTTTGTCAACCCGTGAACTATCCTGCGCCGTATAGAAGAAATCAATTGACATCTTTCCTGATTGAGAAAACAAAAAATATAAACCATCAGCCAAGTTTTGCCATTGTCTGCTATTTGCATACCATTGGATTTCATCTATCACAACAACACTATGCGGCTGAAGGTAAAACTGTACACCTAAACGCTCTACATCCAAAAAATACGCACCTTCTAGAGGTATGTTACAGTACACCGCCCTACCTTTTTTCATCTCCATATATGCACGGTAACACGCAGAATACGTTTTTCCTACACGAGGCAGACCAAAATACCCATATATCACACAATCACCACCATTTTATTATCCCCTTCATAAGACCGATAAAAGCCAACGCCACATCAATACCAGTAACAGCTATCCACGCAGCTATAGGTAACCCAGCACCTGGGGGCAACATAGATTTGCCGAAAGCAACAAATTGCGTTATTTTAGAAGTGTCAAAGTTACTTAAACTATCATCAACGATAACATTCAGCGACTTAACCGCATTCGTGAAAACAACTCTGCTGTGGTCAAGCGTCATTGCTATGTTACCAATCCCAGTACTTGCCGTGTTGGTTAAACCTATAACCCAAGATACCAACCCAGTACCACCAGGACGGCTCACCCCACTCTCAAAACTCTTTACCGATATCATACCTGTATACATCATAACAGCCCCATCCGAAGCAGTCACAGTTAACTTCCACCCATACAGCCCTTCACGACTGGGTATACCTTTAACCTCACAACCACCCTTACCCTCCACAGAAAGAAAACTCGGTTTTTCATCCCACTTACACGTATAATTTAAATATTCAGGCACACCAACAGGATACCAACCACCACTATAAGGAACATCAACATAACCCATCTCAGGCATATCTAAAACTCCACCTGAAAGGCTAGAACTCACATTATAATTACCAACCCACACATCACGAATAATCCAACCCCAAAATGGACTATATCCCATATTCCGCTTAACACGGATAGCTACTAACAAATGACCACTTTCAACCCTAGTTTCCTCATCAATTTGATAATCATCACCTCCAATAAAAACAGTACCACTATTAGAATCAAAACTATAATCAAAACTATGCTCACGCCAACCTGTACGACCATACCAAGCATAATACACCTTTTCTATCCATATGCTTCTATACGAATAAAAACCCATAGGACGAAAACTGATACGTATTGGTATAGTACTTTCAGCAGGAGAATAAGCAGGCATTTCAATATCAAAATCAAACTCCAAAGAATCAGGGATTACATCAATATGACCACTTGAAACTTCGTTTAGACCTGTAGCCGTATACACCCAAAACAAATAAGTACCAAAACTATATACACCTGAAGCAGTATTACTATTTGGCACTTCCAACTTACCAGAACATCCATTATAAAAATTGTCGCAATGAAAAGTCGTATCTGCTCTAACAGGTGAACTCGTAAACATTAACGAGTTGTGCGCACCTATAGGACCCACATAATAATTGTGTAAGTACATTAACGAAGCAAAACCGCCCATTCTTAAAGAAGTAGACAAACCCCACTCTGTGTCAGGCATATTAAAAGGGAAATATGGAGCCCCTGAAGCACTACCTGGAACAACAACCCCAGTTATACGCCACGTAGCAGCAGCATAACTCGCATCAGCACCCCCAAAAAACAACACAAGAACCAAAGCAACACTAACTATTACTACCCGCCGCATGCTGTTTTATCCACCCCAATACGATACCGACAGCCAACATAGACATTAACACAACCCACAAAGCGTCAGGAGACGAAGACCATACACGACTAACACCCTCAACGAACACGGTAAAATAAGAACCTGAAGACCCAACACCTACACTATCAGCCAACTCCTGAGCACTTACTGCCTCACTCCCAAAACCCGCCACAACAGCACTAACCGAACGCACAACAACGCCAATAATCTTAACTAACGCATTTACAACTTGTGCTGCCGCTATAGCGATAGAATTCAGCCAATCTATTACCATAGCTACTAAAATTACAGGCAACGCCAGAATGCTTATAATAGTCTCCACACCATCACCCCCTAAACATGTCAACAATTACATAAACAACAGCCAACACCAAAGGCAAAAAGAACAACAGAGTGATAACAGTATTCCCTTGTTCCACTAATATAGCCAGATATTCCGCTTCACTCATGACCCGATACCTCCAAAATACGACACAACAAGCCAAATCCCGTAAAGCAAGGCCATGGACACAGTTACAAGTACAAAGGTGAAACCAAGAAACTCTACACCGACAGAAGGCAACAACTCAACAGTAGCAGTTTGCAACACGGTAACCGTATCCATGACCTCACCTCACTAACGCAGTTTTGTCCTACCAATTACAAGCCGAAGAGCCCAAGTCACACCAGCGACCCCTAGCAAAATAGGAAGAGCCCAACTGAGATTCTGAGTTATCATAGCCGCAACAGACGCAGTCACATTAGGAAGATCTACTAACATTTATACTTTCACCCCCTTTCCTTCACTATTTACCTCAACTGGGAGCACCCCCAGTTTCAGCCCATGTTTAGAACTTACCAACCCAAATCCCCCAACTTCTTCAGGTGCAAGTGTACTATACACCTCACCCGTACCCATCCCCATTATTGCCACCGAATACTTGTACAGCGTCCCCTCTTTTACACGAACACGCTGTACAGAAACCACAACAAGTTCCACATTTACCTTGTGTACATCACCAACATGTACCATTTCATCACCTCCATAAATTTATTATACACCTTTATTATACACCTTTATTATACACCTTGCAACCCATTTACCCTGCCTCCAGCGGAAGTCTCAAAATATCAGCGTAGCCCATGCCTGTATTGGACGTTAGCACTGTCTCCACTGAAGCATCTAAAGGAAACCAAAGACCATACTCTATGCGATCGTGCCAGTCCATTGCACGAAACTGTTCCAGAAATTCGTTATCAACATCACAAACAACACCTATGAAGTTAGCAGAAATGAATGTTATTACTGACATCGGAGCCCGGTCTAACACTTCATGCCTTATAAAAAAGTGACCTTCCGTGAAATCTTCAGTACCCCCAGCGTGAAACAACACCCGAGCGTCAGTCATTAAAAGCACCTTAGCCTGATCGAAAAACCAACCCGCACCTGATACTCTCTTGGGCAACTCCCTGAAAAAGTAGGCAAAGCGTCGTATGTAATCAGGAAGACGTAGCCAACGAAAAACTTCCTTCCAATCAGTAAGCCGTAGCACCCAGATGAATTTTTTTACGCCATACAAGGGATCATTAGGTATCCAATGCCCTGTGTCGCCATTCATTACCCTGCCTTCAAATGCAGTCCAACCTTTCTGTGTAGGTTTTTGCAGGTATTTAACCAAGTAGTTTACACTTAATCTGTTTACAGATCCAAGGCTTGAAATAGAAGAGCTTCCATAACTCCACATCCACCTGTCAGGCTTAGGCAGACGGATATATTTACTGACTACAAGCAAAATGTGGTAGTGGGGAACACCACGAGCTTGTAACTCCAGAACAACGCCATAGCCGATTACTTGCACGCCTTTTCTTTCAACGTATCGAACTGTATTTTTCAAAAACTGGGCAAGACCACTCCTTGGTTTTCTTTCTTTGCACCGCTTAAACGCTGCCATATCTCTAAACGTAAGTGTGATAGCTATTGCTTTCGCTGTCCTTAAAGTAGGATCGGAAGCAACTGCTTTTTTCAGTATCTTCACAAACAGACGAGAGCTTCTTTTCAGTTTCTTAAACGATTGCTCACGCCCGTACTCAAAAAGACGCTCATAACTAATCGAGGACGCACGCCTAACAAATCCAGGCATTTTCTTGCCTCCTTAGAGTTTTGGGAACAATGTTTATACATATTACAAGCCCAATAGAA